TTCCCTTCGATTCCGATAACTGATCCGATAGGGCTGGGTTGTTTTTTTCTTTTTTCTCTCTCCCTTTAGGGGAGAGAAAAAGGAAATAAAACAGCCCTGCCGCGCTAATTTCGCCATTTGAAATTGGGACAAAAACCTAATTAGTATCGGACCTTCCCTCATCGTGTTACACGCTGTTACGCGTCTCCGTTTGAATTATTCACGGCGGCTGGGTGGGTTCGGCGCACCCAAACCACGCCCTTGGTTGATCCCTGCTTCTCAATCAACCCGCTACCCAGCGCCAGCGTTCGCAGGCTCTCGGCGCGGCCCTTGGTGAGCTTCATGGCCTCGGCCGTGGCTCGCAGCTCCGCGCCGCTCATGGCCTCACGATCCAGCCACACCGTGGCACCGTTGGCCTGCTTCGTCTCAACCCTGAAACACTCCTCCACGAACCGTTGCGCGCTCCACCCGTCATCGTCGGGGTCTTTCTTGCCTGGCTTTGCCAAATCCTTGGGGTCAAGGTGCGGGGCCATGTGGAACAGGGGATAGGCCCAGCGCAGCACGCGCGGCTCAATGGGCGCGAAGGAACGCACCGCCGCATCCAAAACCACATGGCCCTCCTCGCGGTGGTGGCGAAGGATCAAGTGGCTATCCGCCGCTCGGCTCATCGATCCGGCACCCGCGCCCACATCGGTCACGCCCTTACCGGCCTGATCGCCCTTGCTGGTGTGGTGGATCATCACAAACGCGCAATCCAGCGTGCGCGCCCACCGATCAACTTGGTTGTAGATGCGCGCCATGCTCCCGTTGTCGTTTTCATCCGTGCGCGCTGGCAGGAAGCGATAGAACGCGTCAAGGATCACCACCGTGTACTGCCCGGCGGCGCAATGTTCGAACAGGCGCGCGCCCAGCCCGTCAAAGTCCACTAGGTCACCGCGCAGATTCAGAATGTCGAGCCGATCCGCCAGCGACTCAAACGGGATGCCCTGCGCCGCGCACAGCTTCGGGATGCGATCCGCGCTCGTCTCGGGGTGCAACTCGTTATCCACGATCAGCACGCGCCCAGCCTGCGGGATGCTGAAACCCATCCACGGTTCGCCCCTGGCAACGCACAGCGCCATTTGGTTGACCATGAAGCTCTTGCCCATCTTGGGGCTACTGATCAGGTTCAGGGTTTCGCCCGTTCGCAGCAGCCCTTCGATGACCGGCCGCCGCAACTCCGGGCACCTCGCCACGAGGGCGCAGATCGGCACAGGCTGCAACCGCGCAGCCGGGGCGGCTGGAGGGGGCTCCACGGCCTGCACCGCCTCTGCGGGCCCGCTCACGGCCTTCCGCTCGGCTGCGAACGCGTTGGGTATCTGCCGCTGGTTCAGGTCTATTAGTTCATCGGCGGTGAGCCCAAGCGTGGCCGCCCGCGCCATGATCCTCGGCCCGGCCTCGGCAATCGACCACCCGCGCGCCTTCATGTCACAGGCCACCGTAAAGACGGTGGTGCGCCTGCCCTGGCGCATCACAAAACCTTCCTCAAGGAAGCGTCTAGAAAGGTCGGAGAGCGATCCCGCCGCCGGTGTGGCCGCTGGGGGCACGATGGCCGTGCCGGGCTCCTGCGGGGCAGGGAACTCGTCTAGCGTCCATATGTGATCCGCTTCGCTCTCATGCACCACGCACAGCGGTTGCTCGGGGTACTTCCAATTGTGAAACGCTGGCAAACGCATCACTCTTGGCGCATCGGTCACGCTGGAATCGGAACCCAGCCGGTGTGCCAATGCCTTTTGATACCGCGTCCACTCGGCTAGGTCGGTCATCGGCTCGGCCAGCCGCCACCACGCGTGGATGCCGCCGCCCGTCTTCACCACCACGGTGGGTTCGGGAATGTTGGCTTCCCGCCACGCCATGCGCGCTTGTTCAACGGTGGTACCGCCATCGAAATCGGCAAACAGGCAACGCGCTAGAGCTACATCGGTGGCCTTGCCGCCGCGGCCGCTCCGCGGGTTGGCGCCGAAATACACATGCTGGCCCTTCGCCACGGTCGCAGCAAGCTGCGCGATCACTCTCGACGCTTTCGCCTGCGGCACCCAATCGCGTAGCCCACCTGCGCCGCCGATGGTGCGGAACTCAATCAGGTCATTCGCTTCGAAGATCAGGCCTAGCAGTTGGTACGCGGACTCAATCGCGGCCGCTGCGGCATCGGTGGTGGTCACTTGCTCACCTCTGCGATCCGCTCGCCGATCCACTCCATGCAGTTCACGGCCATGCTGTTGCCGAGCGCCTTGTATCGCGGCCCATCGGGGCATTGATCTGCCGCTTTGCCGCGCCACGGGATCAGCGTCCAGTCATCCGGGAATCCCTGAAGGCGTTCGCATTCGCGCGGTGTCAGGCGTCGCACGGTCATCGCTTGTGATATCGCATGAACATCATGCCCATGCATCGCATTCAGCGTGAACGATGTCCCATCCGTGGACACGCAAGCGTTCGACTTGCTGCCTTGCATATTGACCACAGCAGTAGTCGCCCGCGTATCACCCTGATCAAACAGCGAAATCGTCGGGTTCACCTGGCCTTGCACCCCAGTCTCGTCATCGGTGACCGACTGGGCGCGCTTGGCTTTGGTGAATGGCTGCACAGGTATGTACGCGCCGTGTCCGTCTAACTCTGTATGCGAGCGAACTCCACGGTTTCCAAGTGTTCCCGCGACTGGCTGCGGAATCAATCGTCCCGTGTATGCGTTTTGACCGCTGTACGCACCGAGATGAGTGTCAGCACAAAGCGCACCTACTGTTTCATGAATGCCTGTTCTCGCAACTAACTGCTCTGGGTTGTTGCGGCACTCTCCAGACCGCGCCGCAAGAGTTCCGGCAATTTCTTCCCCCTTCGCTCGGCGCGGCGCAGAATCCCGGCACACGCTTTCGCGCTCAAAGAAAACTTTTGCGGCACGGGTTGAGTCTCCAAGATATCCAACAACGAACACACGCCTTCGGCGCTGCGGCACGGCGCGTGGGTGCCGTTGTGTTCGCACCCATTGAGCGTCCAGCACCCGGTAGGCCCACCCATACCCCAGTTCCCCCAACGCCCCGAGGAAGGAACCAAAATCCCGTCCGCCTGCGCTTGACAGAACACCGGGGACATTTTCCCAGACAATCCATCGAGGCCGTAAACGCCGAGCGATCTCAAGATATGTAAGCATGAGTCCACCGCGCGGGTCTTCAAGTCCTGCGCGTAGTCCTGCAACGCTGAAAGATTGGCAAGGGGTTCCCCCCACAAGGATGTCAATGCTTCCTGGCTCAATGGGCCACTCCTTGAATTTGGTCATGTCCCCGAAGTTGGGAACGGTCGGAAACCGATGCGCCAGCACATCGCTCGGGAACGGTTCAATCTCGCTGAAGCCAATTGGCTCCCATCCAAGCGGATGCCACGCGACTGATGCAGCTTCAATGCCGCTACAAACGGACAAATACTTCACGGCTTTTCCCCAAAGCAATCCCAACCCTTCGAAGCTGCAAACGCATTGGGATCGATGTACATGCGCGCAAGAGTTCGGCGCAGGGCATCACGATCAGCACGCAGTTCCGCCATCTCTTGGCGAATCTGCGCGGCCTTCTGATCGTCGTTCCGATCCGTTTGCACGCGCTCTAGGTAATCGTTCCGCTTCCTAAAATCTTCGCACCGCTCGCGCAGGTAGTCCGCGCGCTCTTCCCATGTTTTCGCTTGCTCGCGCAGGGTGGCAATGGCCGCGATGGCGCGGGCAATCAGCCCGTGCGGCTTGGTGCATACACGCTGCAAATCGCGCAACAGCGCGTCATACGGTTCCATTCGATTCCCTTTGCATGGTGTGCATCGGGTTCAACGCGTCACGCGGTACCCAATGCTCGGGCTGGTTGTAATAAATTTGTAGGAACTTATCTTGCCGCGCCTCGTGGCCCCACATCCACCCGGCAAGCCTCACCTGGCCGTAGCTCTTGGCAAGACTTGTGATGGCCAGCACATAGCGCCTATCTCCGTGATCGCGTGGACGCACCACCAGTTGCCCGTTCATCCAGCCGGTGGAACGCACCTCAATGTCCGGCTCCACATCTACTGCGCCCTTCACATACTGCACAGATGGTTGGTAGCCGCTCACGCCAAACCACTTGGCCACGGCTAGTTCACCAGCAGCGCCGCCGAACTCGTGTTGCTCTCGCTCGGTGAAAATCCGATCCATGATGCACGCGTGGTTCAGCCCATTCGCTGCACCAAACGCCATGCGCGCTTCGGCCACGCGCTCGCAGAGTTCGATTTCTGCGTCAGTAAGTTCCACCGTAACCATCGGCATCCTTGCCGCGGATCGAATCCGCTACAGGTGTTGAGAAGTAACCCCATAGCCGGGGCGGCGAGAACTCAACCGCCCCGGCCTTTCCGGGGGTTCGTTAGAAGGGAATCTCATCCGCACCGGGCCGCACCGCCTTGCGCCCAGGCTTCGCAGCCGTGGCCGTGCTGCGCTGCTGGGTGGGGCGGATGAAATCGCCCGCCTTGGCGCGCCCGTTCTGCGAGTGGTACACGCGCAGCAGGATTTCGCGCCCCTCAAGGTTCGACTCTTCAAACCGCTTGGTGGCGGTGTCGATGTGCGGAAGCGCGCACGCGTCCAGCAGTTCGTTCAGGCGCAGGATGCGCGTCACCGCGATGTCCTCAAACACCTTGTACCGCTGGCCGCCGGTTTCGATGTCGAACCACAGCGTGACCACCAACCCGCGTGGGTTGTCGGGGGTCTTCATGTTCTCAAACGGGCTTTCACGCCCTTCGGCCTTGCTGATCGTGGCGGTAAAGGTGCCTTCGGGACATGGCCCGCTACCGCCGCTCTTGCGTGCCTTGTCTTCACCGCTGCCGTGAATTAGATCAATCATTCCGAACCTTTCTCCAGGCGCTCGGCCTGCTGTTGAAGTGCCTTCAAAATCAACCCATCCACCTCGGATGGGTCGGTACCCAAATCAACCGTCTTTCTTGCCGCGGTCACCGCCTGCTTTGCGCTCCATCGGATGCCAACCGATTTGGCTTTCTCGGCGATGGATTCGGCTAGCTGCTGGATGCGATCCGGCGCGCTCGGCGGCGGTGGCTGCTCCACCACCACCGCCGGTGCGCTGGGGAGCGATACCGTCGTTCGCTCCGCGGATTGGCTCACACGGGCATTCAGCGCCGCTAGTGCGCTATCTGCCTCCACCACGGTGGTGGGCTCGGCCAGTTCCTCATCGCCCTCGGTGGCACCGCTGAACCCGAAAGCGGCTTTCAGGCAATGCGCTTCGGCGCGCGTTCGCAGCATGTGCAGCGGCTGGGTGCGCCAGTTAGCGCTTGATCCCTTGAACTCCGAAAGCCAGCAGGTGAACTCAAATTCACCGCCTTCCGTGGTGGTTACCTTGAATGTGCAGGAATCAACACTTCCGCTTGCATCTCTGTGATAAATACACACGCCGGAGTGGTAGCGCCCCGATTCACGGGCCAGCCTGCGCCATCCGTCGATGGAGACATACAGGCACAGGCGGCCGCCAAAGGCAAGCGGGTACACCTCGCGCCGCAGCGGATCAAGCCCGTAGGTCCTCATCATGGCCGCCAGCGCCATGCGATCCACCTGGCTTGCGTTGCGGGGCATGACCTGTTCGATCACGCGCTCAATGTGCGCCGCGTTGGGAACGGTTGCTAGGTCACTCATCGTGCGAGCCCTTCCTCAAGTTGGCGGCGCGCCCAGTTGGCAAGCCCGATGCGTTCGATGCGATCCGGGTAGCCGGGCCATGTCTCGGTTTCGCGGCACACCTTGTAATCCGCTATCAAGCGGCGCATATCTGCTTCGAAGTAGTCCATGTCGGAATCGTCCATCGCGTACACGGCCACGCCGTGGGGCGCGGTGTTCTCCACGCACAGGAACGCAAAGCCGGTGACATTGAGCCCGGCAATGCGCGCCACG